CTCGTCGTCCTACGTCTCGTACTCATCGTCAGGCGATGTCGATGTGTCAACGTCGATCTCGTCCTGTTCGTCGTCATCCTGTTCGTCGTCATCCGTAGGCTGTCGGTCATACCTGTGTATGAACTCCCACGCGGATTTCGGAAGCCAGCCATTGCGGTCGGTTCCTGCATCCAACACAAGGATGTGGCCGATGGACTTCTTGAACTGGGTTTTCAAGACCTTAGATAGGTCCGTGGCTGACAGCTCCGACGCCACTAGCAGGGTGTTTTCAAAGCAAACATAGCTGTCTAAAACGGACGTTCTCAGGCTCGTGTCGAGTACTTGGGATAGTACCTTGGCTGGTGGGCCTTTGAAGATGACAACGTACGCGTAAATCATGCGTGGGACTCCCTAGAGGCTTGCTTAGGGGGACCTTTGGGCTTTTTCTTTGTGGCCGGTTTAGCTTTGTTCCTAGAAATCTTCGCGTTTGGATCCGGACCGTCGCTAGAGGTACGCTTGCGCAATCGGTGCAACATGCCCTCAACGAAAAATCGGGTGATTAGCCAACCACTGAAGAACCCTGCAATTCCGTAGTAGATGACGAGCGCTATTGCGACACCTCGGCTGTGCAGCTCGTCTGCGTAGGTGGAGCCGATCCGTGTCAGAACCTCCCCCAAGTTGTGGGCCTGAGTTAAACCAGCGCCAACCAATGCTTTGGTGAGCCAGTCCGAGATCTGAACCAGGTTGGTATTCTCAAGGTTGGTACCCTCGCCTTTCGTTGAGGGTCCACGCGGCATTCCGAACAGGAGACCCAAGAGAGCGCCACAGCAGAAGCTGGCGCATCCCAATAGGGTGCCAGACGACAACACGCTCAGCCAGGACGCGCAGGTGCTGGCTGACCACCCGATCAAGCCGAGGTACCCCACGCCGTTGAGCAACCCGACGATCCAACGGGCGATACGACGATCGTCGCCCTCAGCGTCTGGGTACTCCGGCTTTGGGTCGACGCCCAATTTGCGCAACGCGGCGTCGCCGTCGAATATGTCGACCTTGTCAGCGTCGGCGAGGATGTCCTCTCTGGTTGCCTGCTCAGCCTCCCGCTGCTCCACGGGGCAGAGCTTAGTCGGCATTGGCGGCGCGATGTTGACGATGCTGGGGTTTCAGGGCGCGGGCCGAATTGTGACGTGTCAAGGCTCGTCCGTCGATTTTATAACCTGCTATTTCTACTGGCATTTATGACATTTATAGGTGTCGGCCAACGGTTCAGGCTGAAAATCGTGCGCAGAGAAGACCCGAGATGGCTTCGAAGCGCCCACCCGGCAAGAAAAACAAAAAAACTTCGTTATGCCGCGGAGCTCCCGGCGCCGCGCATTTTTCGAACGAAAAGGGGCACCGGCATCACGCCGGCATGTCGAAGAACAAATCGTCGGGCCGGCGCGGGTCATCCAAGCGCGGGCGTGCTAGCGGCCGAAATCCCGCGATTTCTGCCCTGTCACCGGCCGATTCAGCGCGGGGCGAACCAATCCCTTACCTAGAGGGCATGCGGAAAAAGAACGTCCCGCCCGGCTGCGGGTCAACCGGCTCGGACGCGCACAAGCTGTCCAATCACATGGCCAAGCTAACGAAGCCCAAGCAGTCGATCACTCCAAGCGGCGGAGAACCACCGGGCCTGCCCGAGAGGCTCATACAGCTATGGCGGAAGCTGCTCGCGTGTATCGTCGAGGATGTGGTGAAGCCAATCCTTAGCTTGCCCGGCGTTGAAGGCCCGGGCGGTACGAAGGTCAGCCTGGGTGTGTTCGTGGTGATCGGCGTGTGCTTGCTGATCTGGCGGTTGAAGGCGTGAGTGATCCTAGACCCCGGCCCCGAGTTGCCCCGGGACCGGGTTACCTTTCGGCCGTTTGCGGAGAGGGAGGGATTCGAACCCCCGGTAGGATTGCTCCTACGCCTGCGTATCAAGCAGGTGCTTTAGGCCACTCAGCCACCTCCGAATCGGGCTTGTGCGGACAGAGCCAGATTCGGAGACGGACGAGAACCTGACGGTACCCGTTGCGTGGGGCGGGTCAAGAGGGCGGGACATGGCGTAACTTTTGACGCCGAGTGACCCGGTTTTGTAAGAGTGAGCAGTTCCGTGACTCGCCCCGGTCGGGCGGGTTACACGACGAACATCGGGTGACTGTGACTCTGGAAAGCTGATTGATGCATGATCCAGCCCTTGTGACGGCCTACGCTGCCGTACTCACTGGCATCGCCGCGATCATCACGGCGCTCAAGACGAAGAAGTGACCGTCCGGGCCGTGGTGGTGCAGATCATCATCACGGCCGGCTCACTGCGGCGGTGGCCAGGCTGACTCGTGGATCTCGTCGACCTTCGCGCTCAGCTCGTCGGCGAGAGCGAACAGATCGGGACCAAGGGTCTTTCGAAGGTACTTGACCGTGTTCGTGTACTTCTTGATCACCTTGGCAGGCATACCTGGTGTTTTGGCAAGTCGTGCCGCTTCGTCGACGATGAACCTAAATGCCTTCAGCTCGTCTTTCAGGTAGCCGCTGCCTTCTTCTCGGCCATAGAAGACGTCCCGGATGTGATACTCAACTCGAGCCTTATTCATGTCGTCAAATTCGGTTAGGGGATTGATCCAGAACGAATCATCGCGCAAGAGAACGCCTTGACCCCACTGGGTTAGATACTTTCCGGCGGCGGGTGCCGGAGTCTTTCGCCGCCAGGTATCGGATAATACCGTAAAGCCCAGGAAGGGTTTCTTCTCTTGCGCTGTGTAAGTATCAACGAGCGCTTGACCTAAAAACACTAGATGTCGACCGGACTTCTTGGTCAGGAAGTCTCCAAAGGCCATTGAACCTCGCACCGGTATGCCTTGGGACAGAAGTCGAATGCATATCCGTGATCCGATAAATACGAGATCGTCGTACCACTCCGAGTACGTGCCATCCCTGCGTGTATGAATTAGAATGGTGTCAGAAAAATGGATGGTGTCGAAGTCGACACTCTCACTCGAAGCCCACCTGTCGCACTCCTTGAGTATGTCCTCGACAATCGTGCAGACCTGCGCTGCTGACTGCTCACGGAGCATCTGCTTGAAGCCAAGAATGTCGAGCAGCAGGACGAATCGGCCAGGGGTGGGCATAAGCGTCAAAATTTACGCCAAGTCGGGATTCGGGCGTAGCGGAACGAACAAATGACCATAGCCGACACCGGCCGGGGGCGTGGTGTGGTTGGGGGTCTATGGCCATACCACTTGTACCAAGCGACTTCCGACCGCCATCAACTGGATCGGTTGCCTTGACGATGAACATCGAAACGCACGAACTTAAGTATTTGCTTCAGGGCGGTGGCTTCTATGCGAGTGATCAGAACGCTCTTGAGGGCGAGGACGCTAAAGCAAATGTCAGCGCGGTCTACGCCGCTTTGAAATTGGCAGAGCCTGAATTTTTCGCATCGTTGGCAGTTCGAATTGACCTAGGGGCCAATGAACGTGATGCCCTAAGCAAGTACGGAGGCGTTACGCTGGAACTTGCAACGCAATTGCTGTTCGGCGACGACTTGGTTGTGTTCAACGGGGACGTGAAGGACATCGGGTTCAAGATCAACGATCTGGGCGATCCTGGATGGGTGTTCCGAGTGGAGGTGGCATCGCTTCCCGAACTTGCGGAACGGCTACAACAGTTATCTCGATCGCGCACGAAGCCCAGACTAGTGGGCAACTACTTCGAGGCGAGACTCCACCGAAAGCTGACGGTGCGGGATATCATCAAGGTCCACAGCAAGTACGAGCACCCCGACCTGACGGCGTTATGCGGCTGACGCGCTTGGTGGCAGTAGGGCAGCCCAAGTCAGAGGCACCGGCGGACGGCTCCGCCGTGGCGCCAGGATGCCCTATACGGGCTCTTTGCCATCAGCACCGGGGGATGAGTCGTTCCTCATTCCAAACAAGCCTGGTGACAGCCTAGCGGTTTCCTAACAGGTCACCGATTGGGGGACTCGCTTCGCTCGTATGGCTGACAAGCCCTCCCTGCTTGTGATGTTCGCTTCGCTCACTCTAGCTGACAAATTCCTCTGTTGCTCTTGGCCAAGTCCTTTTGACCAATCTTCCCTAGAGAATCTTGGTCAAGTCCTTTTGACCATCAATCATTCCACTCTTGGCTTGATCTCTTGATCATCCATCTTTTGATCAAGCTACCTTGCCCTCGATCCATCAGATCCTCGACCATTTCTGAGCAATCATCTGACCATACACCACCTAGAATCTAACAGATTCCCATTTTCGATTCCTGATCATTCCGAACGGGGTGGAGGGGCGGAGCCCCCCTGGGTCATATAGATAATCATGTAGTCTAGGTGGTGTATGGTTACGAATCTTGCTCGTCCAAGTCGTCGTCGACGGAGTCACCTCGGTCGTGTTCACGTTCGGCTTCTTGTGCTTCGTCATGCCCGCTGCCCGTGGCGGGGAACATGTCGGCAATCTGCTCGTCCACGAAATCTTCGCCACCGATGTATGCACCGTTGTCGGCTTCGGGCATGCGGCTGATGGTGGTGAACCCCAGCGTTCCAGTGCCACGGAACTCCTCAACGGTCGCCTCCAGCTCTTCAAGCAGTGCTTCGACCTGCGGCGAGCGGGAGTAGTGCCAAGCAAGCCTGGGGTCGTCAGTGTGCACCAACAGCCCCGTGTGCAGGTCAGGACGGCGGCCAATTTCCTGGTGGCGGCTGATCAGCAGCTCGAACAGTGCGCCCGCTCCGGCGTCGTTTCTGGCTCGCAGGTGGCCAAGCTCGATCAGCAGGTACTTGGCGTCGCTCACCTGGGCGGGCACGCAGCCGTGCTTCATCACGAATCCGACCAACTGAGCGTCGGTGATCACCACCGTGCCTGGCGGGCGCTTGAGGCTGCCGAACGGGCCGCCACGGAAGATTTGCGGCTTCATTGTGCCACCGCCTTGGAAGCCTTCTTGGCCGCCCTGGCCGCCCTGCGCTTGGCGTTGTACTTGGCTTCAGCACGCTTCCTGGCGTCGGAACGGGAGTACTTCTTTTCCCACTCGACGAGCCAGAGCTGGCGTTTCACCGACCTTGCCTTGACGGCTCGATTGTCGAGCAGAGCGTACCTACGCCAGTGTGCATCCGCCGGCGCCTTGGATGACCGGCGCTCGATGTAGCGGGGCGTGCCGCCCAAGTACACGAGCGGCCAGACCCACGTGAGCTGCAAGACCCGCAGGCGATCGTTGTGCTCGCTTTGAGGCAGCCGGCTTGGGAACGCTTCGATGGCTTTCCGGAACTCTTGGTCGCCGTACTGGTAGGCGGCCTCGCAGGCCTCCGCCGGGTGGGTCATGATCACGTCCATGGCGGCGGTCGAGCGGGCGAGGGTGCTGCGCTTGCCCTTGATGGCCCGCCGGACCGCCGCGAAGATGGGCTCGTGCTCGTTCGAGTAGCTGGCGACGAGGTCGTCCATGTCGTCGCCCTGTTCGAGGGGCTTACTCATTCTGGTACTCACTTTTGGTCGCACTCACCGTGAGTGCTTAGGGGTGACGACGGGATCGAACCGTCCGTGCCGCATCCAGCGGGCCACCCTGTCGACCTACGATTCGATGATGAATTTCGCCCAGTCGATGTCTTCTTTGCACCCAGCGTGGATGGTTTCGAGTTCGTTGCCGACCGCTACCGTCGTGGTCTCATCGTCTTTCGCGATTTCATCGGCGCAGACGCGGCAAACCACGATCTCAGGCACGATGTCGAAATAAAGAACCCTGTCTCCAGCCTCGTGATAGTGAGTCCCGTCTTCCTGCTCGTGTGCCTCCAGCGCGAGGATGGTGGCGGCACGGTCCTCCTCACTGCGGAGCTTTTGCTGCCATTCAGCAGCTTTGGTTCGGATTTGGCTTTGAATTTCGTTGCTCTCGAATTCACAACTGTCGACCGTGATCACGGTGTATTGACGATTAGCGTATAAAATCAGATCAGGCATTGTCTTGATTTCCTTTTCTTAGGGTTGTCAGTGGCTGATTCTTAGGGTGAAGACACTGCGGCCCACCCCATTATTGTTGAAGCCGTTGGCGATGGTCGCCGCCAGCTGGTTGATCTCTACGGACGGATCGACCTTGGTCATGATCGACTCCATGGTTTCGGCGATTCGATCCTGGGGGACGAGGACGGACCTGCTGGCTTGCTTGCCTCGCTCGTCCCCCAAGATGAACGTGATCTTGGTCCAGCCGTGTCGCTGTTTTTCGACACGGAAATTGATGGAGGTGGTCACTTGGCACCCTTGGGTTTGATGGTCTGGCGCAGTCGATCCCGAATGATTTCCCCAACGGAATCAAATGGGCGCTGGGCTTTTTCGGCGTCCAAGCTGTCCCAAATGTCTGGGGTCAGCGATACGGTGATTGGTCTGCTATCGGTCTTGGGTTTGGCCATGGTGGCTTTTCCTTTCTTGCTTATGCCTGCTGATAAGTGACTTATTGGGTTGTTACACCGCCGGATCAGGCGGTTTCGGCGCAGTCTGGGAAAAATCGACATGCCCTTGTCGATTTTTCCCAAGGCCTCAGGATCATCGCTGAGCAGCGCAGGCCTGTTCGGCGATGTCCTCTCCCTCACGCCGGCAGATACGATCCAGCTCGTCGAGCAGCTCACTGGGCAGCCCGTGCATCGTGTCCATCGCCATCGTGCGCAGCGCTTGGCATGCAATCAGCATTGCGGTGCTGAGCTCGATGTCGTCCTGCGATTGTTCCAGGCCGGCATTCGTCGCAGCTGACATGATCGTGTTCACCAAGAGCTGCTGGGCGAGCTCGCTTTTCGAGCCCTTCTTGGGCTTGGTGACCTTTGCGTTGATCTTGCGGGCCTTCGACGCTTGGCTCTCTGGACTGCGCAGGTTTGCCTGAAGTTCGGCAAACGCCAGATTCTTGGAGTTTCCGGCCTTGTCGACCGCTTGAAGAAGAACGCCCTCCAAGCCGCCGAACTCAGGCACATGCTGCGGACGAATGTCCAACTCGTACAGCATGTACTTGAGCTTCACGAGCCAACCGTCGGCGTCGGCGCTCGCCCTGAGCATCGTGTACAACTTGGTCGCGTAGCTCGACCACAAGTTTTTGTCCTTGTTTTCACCGAAGCAACGCTCGAACCATTCGTACTCGTTCGATCCAACGGGATGGCCATCACGGACGGCACGCCAATTGGCTCGGTCGTTGTACGGCTCTGCCCAGACGTACTCGCACAGCTCCGGCCGAATCGCTTCGATCAACGCGTCCAGTTCGCCGCTCTCGATCATCTGCGGAAAAACCGGGCACAGCATTCCGAACGTGGGGATCCCCTCGTCCTGCAGCTTCCGGAGCGCATTCAATCGAGCCCGTGGATTTGAGGTGCCGATCTCGACAGCGCTCGACCAAGCGTTGTCCAAGCTGCCGATTGAGAGCGAGACCACCACTCGGTCTCCCAAGGACTTGAGGATTTTGAGCCACTTCGGCGATGCGACGGTCACGGACTTGGTCAAGATCCGGATTCGGAACGAGGTGCGCTCGATCAAAAGCTTGATGACGGCTTCGAGATCATTGGGATCAACTACCGGGGCAAAGGCGTCCGTCATTTGGCTCAGTGCCAGGACCTTGCCCTTGCCGAACGATTTCGGTTTGTCGGCCAGTTCCGCTGCCAGTCGAGGGGCTACCGGGTCTGACCAGACGTAGGCCAGCTCCGGGTTGTCTTTTGGAGTTAACCTTTCTCCTGTCTGTTCAATTACAAGCCTGGTGATTTCGGGGCTGCGTGTAACAAGATAACGACTGGTATTGGATGAGCAGTACCGGCAACCGAACCCACACAGGGCGGTCATCTCAATGTGAAATTCGGCCAGGTCTTTCTTAGCCCAGTTGCTGGGCTGGATAACGTTCTTGGTATTGGGAACTACTACGAGCTTGTTTTTCATGTTTCCTGCTTATTGGTTCTGATAAGTGAGTTATCGGGTTATTGGTTAGCTACACCGCTGAATCTGGTCGCCCGGGGCCAAACCGGGATTTATTTTCAAGGCCATGTCGATTTCTGGTCGGATCTCTGGGCACACCTCCGCTGTCTGGCCGCATGCCGGCCTCTTGGACGTAGGTCTCCCGATGCGGGCCAGTGACTCGCGGACTACTCGGGAGGTGGGGTGCCCTGGCTTCGCCCCCTCCTTACGAGTGAGGGGCGGCTTGCACGGGGCTATGGTCTAGGGCGATGTCGCCGGTTTCGTGCTGGAGTGGTTTTTGTTCATACCTGATAGAACGGAGACCGACTTTATGGATTAAGATCAAACGACGTCGGGCTCACTTTCGGTCCTGTGGCCGACTGCGGGCGGCCAAGCGCCTTGACGGGCGCTGGCCCGAGGTTCAGATGTTCAGGTATGAGTGAACCCGTGGTTTGCGAAGAGTGCGGTCATCCCCAAGACCTCGGGGAGCACAACATCGTGCTTCGGCCTCCTCAGATCCAAGCGTGCACCATTTGCGGTGAAGGTTTGTACACGGTCTGCGTGAAGCCGGCGCCGTACACTGATCCGGACACGCTAGCGATTGCGCCGTTCGAGGCGGCCTACCGGTGTCGGCAAGGGCACATGACCTTCGGCCCTGGCCCCACGATCCAAGTCTGATCGTTAGCGCTCCACTCCGGGGTAAGTACGGGCTCTATGACCGACGTCCCGTTCTTCTCCCTCGCCGACGAGCAGCTCGAACACGTGCGTTGCGAGTGCGGGGAACTGCCGCTCTCGACGGTCTACCCCGTGCAGGGCGGCACATGGGAAGTGTACTGCGCGTCTTGCGGCGCATGCATCGCGCTCGACGCCGTCTTTACCGTGATGCACGACATCAACAGTTGGTCTGTCGACGAGCGGCCCCTTTGACGACTAACCTGATGGCGAGATGTCCGTAGGCACAAGAGAGGCACTTGCTCGCGTCCGGGCCCGCCTCACCACAGAGGCGTTCCATGAGGTCCGAACATCACCGCCGCCCAGATTGTATCACTACACCCGGCTGTCGACTTTGCAGCACATCCTGGAGGGCAGAAAAGTTTGGGCCACCGAAGGGCACTTCTTGAATGACACGACGGAGCTGCGGCACGCAGCTTCGCTGATTTTAGATTTTGTCTCGGCCCGCCTGACGTCGGAAGTCATCGACAAACACAAGACCGAGAACGTGCTCACTTTCATTGAGCACCTATTTCGGAAGGACGCCGAAGACCATGATCGGTTGATCTTCGTAAGTTCGTTTTCCGAGCATTCAGATTCGTTGAGTCAGTGGCGAGCGTACGCGGATGATGGCGCTGGCGTTGCCCTTGGCCTCGATCTGAATTATCTGCTCGCCAAGGACTATGAGGATCTGGCGCCATTCTTGACTAGGCCAGCCGTGCTCAAGTGCGAGTACGAACATGCTAAGCAATGCCGTATCCTTGAATCGATTGTAAGAGGGTTGACTGAGAAAGCGCTTGAACTGTCATCGGCGAAGGGCGGTGCCCATTGGTCGGCCGTTGCAATGGAGCTTGCATACCAAATTCTGTTGGTCGCTAACGACTTCGGTCCGCTTCTCAAAAACCCAGGGTTTGCCGAAGAAGCGGAGTGGCGAATCTTGGTTCGGGATGAGGGCATTAGCATTTCGGAAGCGGTAAAATTTCGTGACACCAAGTTCGGTCCGGCGCCTTACATAGAAGTCCCGCTCACCGCAGGCCAACTTTTACCGCTCACGCACGTAGTGTTTGGACCACGGGTCGAGCACGCAGCCAAGCGATCGGTGCGGCTCATGCTTAGCCGTTACGGCTTGGACCCCGAGCTGACGAACGCAACGGCAACCTACCGAAGCTAGCTGAAGTTCTATGGGATTGCGCTTTTTGCCGGCGGCGCGATTGGTATCGATGACGGCAACTGTGGCACCGACGAAGGCGCCGGCTGCACGGGGATCGCGGTTGCTGGCGGCGCAGGTTGGATTGTGACGGCCGTTGGCTTAGTTGGGGGCTTCGCAGCAAACATGTTCACCTGAGCGAAGCGGGCTAGGAACCCAAAGCCCATCAACAGGAGAACCACGGAGCTGACGTTCATCACCGTCACTAAGCGGAGCAGGGTCTTCGAATCCTTCTTCTCCAATGCACGTTCGAGAAGCCAGTGACCCAAGGGCATCGAGAGGATCATCATCCCAAGGCTTCCCAAGAGCCCGCCCCACCCCCACCACAGCGTGCTCAACGATGACGGTAACGGCGTGGGGGTCACATCGTGCAGAAATGTGATCGAAAGAGCGAGCGCCCCGCTGCTCACCGTCACGATCGTTCGCTCGAAGCTCTCTAGGGACTTGCCGTATAGCTCGACGAGTCCCTTGCGCTCCGGGTCGACGTCCATTGCTGCGGTCGTCGCTACGGGTTGGTTTTGGGCAGTGACGGCTGGGGCGACTGCGGCAACTGTGGCGATGGAGGCGGTTTGAACCCCGCCCCCGGATCCGGCTTTGGGGGGTCGTTGACCGGCGGGCGATTGCTGTTGACGTCTTCGTTTGGCACTCAAGCTACTTCTTTATTGGTGGAGGACTCGGAGGAGGTGGCGGTGGTTTAAAGCCCTTCTCGACTTCGACATACTTTGGCTGAGGCGGCGGTTGCGGCGCTGGCTTGTCTGTCACTACTTGGACCCTTTCGGCTTCGTATTGACCTTCGGAGGAGGTGGGGGCGGAGGTTTGAACCCGAGCTCTTTCACCTTCTTTGGGTCAACCTCGTGAACCAACTTCACGAGTCGCGGCGGTGCTTTCTTTGCGGTTGCCATGGCTACTTTCCCCTCGGCTTCACGTCCTTGGGCGGTGGTGATGGCGGGGGTTTGAAGCCACCGTTCGGCTTTTTCGCGGGGTCGGCGATGTAGACAAATTTTGTTGGTTTCGGGACGCTGTTCTTCGTCGACGCCATGGCGAACTCCAGACGAAACGGTACGCCTCCATCCCCTGTACGGACAAGCAGTATGTGACGGCAAAGCTGTCACGGCATCGATTCGAACCCCAAGCTCGGACCCGCTGGGGGTTCGACTCGATTTTCAAATTTGCCGTGTTTTTCGAGGTGGTCCCCCAAACAGTTGGGGGACCACTCGGGGGACCACTTTTCGTAACGTTGGGGATCGTCAGGTAACGCTAAGTGGCTGAAATCACGCGGCCAGTAACGCCTGGAAACGCTGGTTTTGCGTCTTGCCAAGGTTGACGTCGAGGGTTCGAATCCCTTCTCCCGCTCCGAAAAACTTAACGAAACCAACGGGTTAGAGAAGTCTCTCTAGCCCGTTTTCGCATTTGGGGGACCACTTGGAGTGGTTGGGGAACCACTCGGGGGACCACCAGCTGCATTGCGCGGTCCGCCAGTGCCGAACAGCTGGACGACCTTGGCGATGGACTCCCGCTGCTCCTCCGGCGCCACGCTGCTGTACAACTCTTCCATCTCCTCCGTGCCGTGCCCGCTGATGCTGGTCTTCACCAGGCGGTCGACCTTCGCGAACCGGGCCAGGTCGTTGTAGGTCCTTCTGAGGCCCCTCTGGGTGAATGCTGGGAAGCCAAGCTCCTCAGCGATCTCCTGGAACGGCTTGTTCAGAATGGTCGGCGCCCGGAAGCCGCCGGTCACGCTTGGAAACAACAGATCGGAATCCTGTTGCTCCGGTGTGTGGAGCTGTTGCTCGACGTGCCAGGTCAGCACATCGAGCACGGCCTTCGGCACCGTGACCGAATACCGGGTCCGTTGCTTGGTCATTTGCATGACCTCGTTGCCGCGGGTCTGGGAACGCCGGATCAAAATCTTGCCGGTGTCCCACTTGATGTCGGCCTCCGGACCACGCCGCCGAAGCGGACGCAGGGTGGAGGGCCGAAGCCCCGTCGCAAACCCGATGAACGCCATGGCGTAGTGCTGCGGATAGATCTCCCGCAACCTCGCCAAGAACGCCGGCACCTGTTCGGGGTGCAGGGCATTGGGCTCCTCCTCGGAATACGTAACCCAATCGTCGGTGTTGAAATCGGCAACATCCTCGGTCGCTAGGTGCGGCAGCGTGAACTTCCGCTTGGCCGCTTTGCAGATGACCCTCAAGATCGATAGCCACCCGTTTGCGGTCGTTGGTGAATAGTCGCCGGCCTTGATCAAACCGGCGATACCCAACTTCCATTGCTCGACGTGGCTGACGTGCAGCTTGTCGACGAAGATGTCACCCAGCCCGGGCACGTACTTCTCGCTCTTCTCACCGGTCGTGCCGCCGATCAAATGTTCGAGGGTGTTGACCCAACGAGCACGACCAACGGTGCTCTTGATGTCACCGACGGCGACCTTGTCCTCAAGAAGCTGAACGGCGAAGTCGGAGAAGCGCAGCTTGGCTGGCGTCGGTAAGGCAACGCCGGACTTGATGCGTTCGATCTCCCCCTGAAGCCATTGGAGCGCTTGCAGCGGGTCGGTCGTGTCGATCGTCTTCTTGATCTCGACGAGCGTGTCCGTGCTCGGGTCTTTGACCCGGGCTCGAACTAGATGACCTCCTGTGCTTGTTGCGAACACGTTGGGGTACTTGGTCTTGGTTAGCAGTGCTCTTGTCATGTGAAACCTCGGGTTGAGGCGTCACCTGACGATCCGCCTCGATCGATACCGAGGACTGGCCCCGGAGGAAAGCGTCCAAGTCCGCCACCGCGTACATGTCCGTGCCCCTGCCGCCACGCCGGCCCACCGGGATTAGCCGGCGTTCGTGCTTCAGCTTGCGGATTGCCCCGGCGGTTTTGAAGCCGCAGTACGCCGCCGCTTGGGCGGTGGTGAGCAGGCCAGACGTAACGAGCGGTAACATCTCGGCCTATACACCGACCGCACGAACGACCCGCTTGTGCGGTGTCTTGCACCAAACTCACGTGGTCGCTCCACCTTGCTTGGGCACCTTGGGCAGGCTGAACTTCCTTGGGGTCGAGCCGTCCTTCACCAATTGCCCACCCGAAGCCAAAGAGTGCACCGTCGCTTCGACTGACTTCTCGGGTGCAGACACCAAGGACTGGATCTCCTTGATCGTGAGCCCAGGCTGCTGCTCCACGACACTTAGGATCGATTCTTTGAGGCCACCCGGCTTCGGGGCTGCTGGATTCTTAGGGTTGCGTTTCTGAGTCTTAGGCGGGGCGGGGGTGCCCAACGCCTCGTCGATCACCGCCACTCGGGCGAGCAGGGTTTCTCGTTCTTGGGTCAATGCTTGGCGGACCTGAGTCAGTTGGCTGATCAGATCCAGTTCGGGGTTCTTCATGTCTTGAGCCCCTACCGAGCCCAATTGGGAAATGAAATTAAATTCGCTGAGCGACCACCGAGATTAGGCAATCATGATTTAAATTCCAGCGACACCGAGAAAGATAGGGGTTCGTCATTCGACGACCCCCGACCAGTGCTCATTTATCTTGTCTCCAGCTATCGATTCTCGGTAGTGGGATCCTGACCCCATTCTAGGGGTGGGAAGGGATAGGAGAATGAAGCTCAACGGATATACCGTCCAGAGTGGCGGTTTGATTCTGGGGTGGCGTCGTACGGCCAGCAAGGCGTTCGATCTCGCTGACACGTACGTCAATCAGGACGTGCAGGTGTTGTTCGGTCAGCACACGCTGGAGGAGATCGAGGCTATCGAACGCTGCGAGCAGAGCCGACTACGAAGCCCGATCGCCCTCCAGATCGAAAGCGGAACCTGGATGGTCGGGGCGGTCACGAGCGGGCAAGCCAAGTGAAGAACCTGTACCTGCTCGACCCCGAGGACGTCTACGACATGGTCGCAAGCGGCGAGCTCACGTACCAAGAGTTCTTGGTGTGGGTCGATTTCAGGGAGGCCAGTGTCTTTGGCCTAGCCCTTGGCGAGCCAGATCGGAGCCAGCTCAATTGACCCCTAGGTTAGAAAGGGTCCGATCGTCCGAGCATTCTGACGCCCGTTTGAAGCGAGCCCAGCGGCTGACTAGGCTCGCCCTTATGAGCGACGCCGTTACTGCCCTGGTCGAAAAGTTCGTAACCGATCTCCGCAAGGTCTTGCGCGAGGAAATGGTCCAAACCCTTCTTGGTGCCGAGGCTCCCGCCTCCGCCTCCCCTAGGATCGCCAAAGCGTCGACCCCTAAGATCGTTCGAGCGCCGGGCAAACGCACCCCCGAGATGATTTCTGAGCAAGCCAAAGCAATCTTGGGGTTCCTCAAGCGGAACCCAAGCTCATCAGCTCAGCAGATCGCTGAAGGGATCGGCGTCGAACTCAAAGAGTTGGGCTTGCCGATCCAGAAACTCAAAGACGACAAGGCGCTCAAGGTGGTGGGCGTTCGCCGGGGTACTAAGTATTCGGCGAAGTAATCACGGCATCTTGATGATCACCACGTGCCCTGGGTGGAACCCACCAGAATACCAGGGCGTCGTGCCTTCATTTCCGAACACCAAGTATTCGATCGAAAGGCTAAGGTTCCGCACCTCTCCGCCACAGGGGATGTCCTTGCCCATGATCTCACCGGTCACTGGATGCTTGACCGTGAAAATTGGATCGCCGTATTTCCAGACGCCCGGCACGGTGTACTGGCATTCGATCCGCATGGTCCCCAAGTAGTTGCCACCACCGTAGCCATAAATCAGGCCGTCGGTGCCAGGGACGACGGGCATCGTACCACCGGATCCACCCACCGATCCGCCTTGCCCAGCGCTACCACCGACGCCACCAGCGCCACCCACACTTGGAGAGCCTCCGTGACTTGACGCTGAGCCACCGCTTGAATGCCCACCAGCGCTTGTGATGGTGCCGCCAGCGCCGGCCAGCGTTCCACCTGCCTCAACGTCACCACCTGTGCCACCGCTGCCACTGGCCAAGCCACCGCTTCCGCCCGATCCTCCGACGTCCAACGGTTCGTCAGAGCTACCGGCTTCGCCACCAGCTCCAGCTTGGTCGTCATCGATCCAGCTGGGTTCGCCAGCTGATTCGATTTGACGAAGATTGGTTGATGTGCCCGTGGCTCCTGCCGCTCCAGCTAAACGATGCTGATGAGGAGCGTCGATGCATCCTACGAGCAGAACGGTAGCCAACATCCAAGTGGAACGGGTCATAGTCTTGATCAATACGCTCGATTTCCCGAGAGATTGCTGGAAATCGTAGAGGGTCACGACGCGTCACATATGGCCACGACGCGTCATATGTGGTCACCTAAATGGATCATCGTCTAATCTGGTTAACCAGATTCAACGAAAGTCGATCCCAAGCCGAAGCGCGGCGACCCGAAATCGTGCCAATCCGTCGATTTGCTCGACATTATGTCGGGTCATGCCCAGCAGCTCGGCAATCTCGGCGTCGTACATCCCACCCGCATCCGCCGCCTGGATCGAACAGCCACCGTAGGGCAGCCGTCGCAACCGCTCGACCAGCTCATCCTCGCTGAACTGCTCAGGGTCCTTTCCCAACGAGGGATGCCACATGATCGAACCGTTAAGCCGGATTCGATAAACGGCCAGGTGATGCCGGCAGCTGACGTACGGGCAAGCATCTGTTGACAGATCCGGGCAATCGGCTCGTGTGATGGGTAGGTGTCGTGGCACACCTACTGTTGGTCACAAATCGATTACGCCCAAACCAGGGGGCTTGCGACGCTTGCGCCAAAAACTGGTGTCGCATTCGATCAGTATGTTGGGGGTCCGCTTGATGCCATCGAGGAAGGTCCAGCATCGTCGAACCTTCGGGTCGTCGATCTGAGCGAGCCGCTCCAACGCTGTGAAGAAACGATGCCGCACATTCCCTTGGCTCGTCCCCAGCAGCTCAGCCGTACGACTCTGGCTGCTGGTTTTGAACATCCCGACCAACACCTCGATCGTGTGTGGTTTGAGCAGCGGCGCTAACGTGGTGCGGATCTCTTGCTCGCTCAGATCCGGCATCGAATCGAGAAAGCGAACACGGCGACAAGCCCGCTGGAAACGGTATGAGATGGCCGCTTGCGTCATGTTGAGGATGCGGGCGATCTCCAGCTCAGTCTTGCCTGCCAGCCGAAGCTCAACCACGTCTGCCTCGATCGGCGGTAGACGATGCAACCATCGGGTTAGGTCAGCCAAGCTGTAGGCAGGTTCGACCGTTGCCTGAGGCTCGACCACGCCATCCAACGCATCCACGATTTGATCGGTCGGATCCCGCCCGGCTTTGGCCTCAATGCTGAGTGTCAACGGAACGAAGAAATGATCACTCATTCGGCGACACACCGCCAGCCGCAGCTGAACATGCTGGCCGACTCGCACAGGCAGATCGGGTGCTGGTTCAGATGGCAGATCGGCTTCAGCGATCGGCAGTAACGGTCGTGGTCGTCACCCGCTGCCCGGGACCCGGCGAAGCCGACAGCCTGCAAGGCGAGGGAAGCTAGGACGATGGCGATCAGGTGGCGCATTCAACCAGCTTAGCGCCGTCGTGGGGCACATGCCATTCAGGGCACGGTGGATGGCAAAAGATTATAATCAATGCTGAGATTGTTGTTTAGCTCTGCCGAGACGCAAAGCTCTGCAATGTCTTCGAGGCTGCCAACGCGCAACATAAAGGGTTTTCCGACCGGAGGGGGAGGCGATAGCACGAGCCGGAGTTCGCTCTGGTAGGCATAAGGTTTGTACTTACAGAACGGTGCGAATTCGCCCGTGTGAACCCCGTCCTCGACGTACCTAACCATATCTCCGGTGAACGCTTGAAACGTGCCGTCTCGCTTGGAGGCCAAATGGACTCGTTTGAAGAATTCGCGCCAGTCACGAATCAAAACAGCGTGGGTGCCAAATTTGAGGCAGCGTGGGTCGATGTAAATCGATCGCGGTGTAACTGCATATGAGCAAAATACGTTGAGCTGTTCAGCGGCGGAAAAGCGAATCTCTAGTCGCTCTGGTATCATGCCGTTCTTCGGATCCAAGAGGTCATACGTGATTCCGTCCGCGGTTGTCATCGTGAGCTTGTCGATTAAGGGGCCGTGGTAAATCTCCGAGAGAGCTTCGTTGGGGTCACCACGGAGCTCTCCACCGTCATCTAGGTCTCGAAAGTACTTGAGAGTCTCGAAATACATCGCCCCTTCCTTGAGCAACGATTTCATATGTTCTTCAGTTCCGAACTTTAGCAGGACAAGAAGGGGGTTGTGCGGATCTTGGTACATCGGAGCGATTGTACCCGAACTCGAACCCTGTCACTTCACGCCATCGATGATCGCGTTGAACTCCGGCGTCGGTGCCGGCTCATGCTTGGCCGCCCGCTGGTTTGCCTCGTAGGCCCGCACCTGCTCAGCCGTGGGCGGTTTGGTGTCGGGGATCTTTGAGTCACGGGTCAGGTAGGCGGCAGCCGCCGCACCCAACGCTCCGACGATCGCACCACCGAAGCCCAGCAGTGCGGTCATGCGCTTGAGGCTGAAGTCCTTGCGAGCTTCGACCAGTTTGCGGTCGACCTTGTCGAGTTCAGTCGCTTCGATCTGTTGCTCAAGCAGTGTGTTGGTTTTGCCCAACGTCTCGTTCAAGTTCTTGATCTGGCGGTAGTGCTCCCGGCTGGTGATCACCCCAAGCTCGATCTGCCGGGCATGACGAACCAAGATCTGATGGTGCTCCTCAGGCGTGTCGTTTTCAGGATACAGGCTGGTCAAGCCCGGATCCGTCTCGCCTGATTGGCTCATTTGCTGGCCCCATTCCCCACGTGGTGACGCTCCACCAGCTTGATACGGGCGGCGTGTGTCTCCTGCTCGTCGGAGAGTTCGTTGACCTTTGCTTCGATCCTCAGCACCGCATCGGCCAGCGTGACTAGCATCCGCATCGAGGCCTCGTGATGCTGCTTGGCTTCTTGGCGGATCATCGCAACGATCCCCTCAGGCGAGCAGACGGCATCGGACAACGACGCTACCCTATCGATCATATACAACGTCGGATCGCCGCCGTATTGGCTTGCAAAGTCAGGCGGAGCTGGATCGGTGGGTCGCTCGTCAGACACGCTGCACCGCCCAAACCTGCACATCCTTGAGATCGATTGATTCGACCGCCCCGTTCGTGGTGACGAACCCATCGAGGCCGTACGCAACCAAGAAATGATCGCCGATCCGTACAACGTAGCCAGCAGCGAATGCGGGTCGAAGCTGTTCAATCGAATCGATCGAATAGACGTCGTTCTTCACTTCAGCCGTGTCGGTCACAGGAGCCTGGCCACGGCGAGTGAAACAGGCGGCCAACGCAGCCGCCATCCGATGCTCGTACGTATCGCCCAAGTCGGGCGTGTACGGCCGCAAATCGATCGCCTCTGGGAAGTGACCGTCGATTTGAAGCACCGGGTACGACGCTGCCTCAGGCTTGGTTGGTGCCGTGGACGTGCGGGTCCTGGGCTTGCTCATTTGGGGTTCCCCTTCAGAAGCTTTGGCCCATCGGCACTGATCGCCTCCAACCGTTGACCCAAGCTAACCAGTGCCGGTTTGGCGTACGTCGTGCCGATCCACTCGATCAAGGTTCCCGCGAGGCCCAGTCCGGGCCACGCAACCACGATTGCCGTAACGATCTGTCCACTAGTCATAGCTGTCCCACCCTCAATCCAAGAGTCTGTACGTACACGTCCCCAAGATGCGTCGTCGCTGTGCAGCGGAGCCAATACAGCCCTGGCAACCCACCCTCAGGACGGAAAAACACCGCCCCTGATCCGTCGATGAAGCCACCCCTAACTTGGACCAAGCTGAGATCGGATCCGGTGATCACGGTCGTGCTGGTCGCATCAACGGTTTCGATCACACCCGTGGTGATCTCGTCGGCGTCGTTCAGAGCGAACCGGAACGCATACGTCTTGGCATCGTCCGGATCATGGGGTTGGGGGAAACAAGGGAACGTCATGCTGCTTCCCCAAGAGATCCAATAAAACGTTTAATGGGTCCGAGTCTGGTCGAATCTCTGAAATCCCGGACGGGTCCGCGTCGTGGCGGAGCCACAGGCGGATTGCCGGGTTTGATGAGCTCGATCGAGATCGAATCCACGGCCAAGACCGCATCCACGAAGCCACGGACGTAGGCGGTTTCAGTCGTCAGAACATCGACCGTCGAGGCCGAATCCGAGGCCGTCACGTTGATCACGGCAGGGGCGATCAAATCGATGGTGAGATCATCCAGCATCGAAACCGTGTCGTTCGCCACCCTAAGGATCGAGCGTTCTAGGGCTAGGCTGTCCAGCAGCGAGATCGAATCCGATGCCAGTCGGCCGAACTCCACCCCTAGAATGATCTGATCATTGGACACCAAGGAATCGGCTGCCGCTCGAACTTGGTCGCTGGCGGTACCCAGGTTGTCGCTAGTCGTGATCGAATCGTTCAGCTGCACATCAAGCGTTGATGGGCTCGTCAGTTGGATCTGGGTGTCGTCCAGCAGGGTGATCGAATCAGAGGGTTGGCGAGCGAATTCGACGGAGCGAACCCCTAGATCGGTCGTGGTGATCGAATCGGACCCAAAGCGGCCAAACTCGACCCCAAGGATCGTCTGATCGGAACTCGTGATCGAATCTGAGGGTAGGCGACCAAATTGACCCTCAAGAGCGAGCGAATCCGAAGCCGTGATCGAATCGCTGACCTGGACATCCAGGATGCCGGGCGTCACCACCTGGGCGGTGATCGAATCCGTCACGGTCATCGAATCATTGGGCGAACGGAGATACTGCGCTTCCGTTGCCACTGCGTCGGAGCCGGTGATCGAATCTGACGCAGATCGCCCGAACTCCGACGCCAGGTTGGTGGAGTCGGTCGAGCTGACGGAGTCGGTGGGTGCTCGACCGTATTCGAGGTTCCTGACGAACGAGTCCGACACCGCTGCTGTGTCGGCAGGCAGTCGGCCGAACTCCACCGACCTGGCGGTCGAGTCGCTTGTGCTGATCGTGTCGGTGGCGAAGTAGCGATCCCACTGAGCATCGTCCGTGATGGCGATCGTATCGGTGCTGAGCGTGACGCTCGTCAGATGATTGATCGCAATCGTCACCCCATCGGTGATGGCGATCGTGTCCGTCCCAGCATCAGCGTTATAGGTGGTCCCGCCACCACTCTCCACTGGTTCCGAGGCATCGGTTGCGGGTGAACCTCCGATCGTCCAGTTCCCGGCCGTGCCGCCGTTTACGTTGACGTTGGTGGCTGAGTCGAGGTCCAACCAATGCAAGTTGGTGCCCGACGGAGCGATACTCTGGCGAGCGTTCTGGCTGGCCGTGAGGGCGTTGGCATCGGTGATGGTGGCGGCCTGGCACCAGAAGCCTTTGACGTTTCCGTCGACGCACTCTTCGCCGAATTGGTCATTACCGATGTAGAGCGAGCCGCCCGCGGCAGTGATCGCCACACCGCAATCCAGAGTGACCGACGTCCACGTCGTGACGTTCTCGGCCCGATACCGAAGCGTGTAGGCAGTGCCGGTGCCCGAGTACTGCAAGACGAACGCACGCCAAGCCGTGTTGGAACTGCTGGCGATCACATGCGGGTCAAAGTTCGAGCCGCCATTCGCGAAGGTAAAGGTCCAAAGATCGGTACTGCCGCCCGCAACCGCGAGCTGAAAGCCCTGGGAGGATCCGCCGGTGGTGCCGAAAGCGATGATCGCGGTGTCACCGCTTGGGTTGTAGCCACCGCTTCGGATCTGCGCCCACCAACCCATGTGGAACGCAGCCGTGAGCGTCGGCAGCGTCCCGCTCGACAAAGAATCGAGGGTGAATCGTACCGAGCTCACGGCAACCCCACCGCGTAGAAGGACGTGACACAGAACTTCTGTCTGTCAGAGTCCGTCGTGTTGTCTTGGTTATAAAATCCAAATCCTGGCTGACCGATCAGATACAGAGAGCTGTCGGTATGGCTGCCGAAGGTGGTTTCCGACCCACCACGCTTCATCGAGACCGTGACGGTACCGGTCTGATCGGTATCATTCAGAACGAGCTGGGCGCAGAAGATGTCGCCGTCATTCGGGACGCCCCAAGAGCCGCCGGCTGAACTCAGGTCCGCCCCAACATTGTCGAGGAACCGGTAGATGCCGACGAAAATGCCGAACTGACCTACGGCGAAGTTAACCTCGCACACGTTGGTATGCGTCGGCCCATAGAAGGGCGTCGGTGAACGCAACGCCCCCACAGAAGCACCAAGCAAGCACTCGACTTCAAGATCGCCGCCCCACGACGCTCCCTTGTGAATGGTGATCTCTACCCGTTGGTTGCGGCTCGAAAACACGCTTGGTGAAAGCCAGGCGTGGCTGTCGTTGTATTTGCCGGGGGTCCCATCGGCCTGCTGGTATTCGAGTCCCGATTGGGTGCCGAACGCCAACCCGCCCGACGTCTTTACAACGGTCGACAACGAGTCGGCTCCGGTGATCCACGCACCGCTTTCGGAGATCGGATTCTCGGTCCCGTTGAAGGTCGTCGAATAGCTGACCGGCGGAGCGACGTACGGGTAGTAGTCAGTAGACGATCGATGGCTTAGGTCCAGATTGATCAGGCCCATCTGGACCCCCGTCGGACGCACCAATGCCCATGCTGCCCAGCAGCCCAAAGGACAAACGGAAGCCGCCCCAAACCACCCATCAAACCCCCAGCCGATAACTTCTAGAGTCGTATCAGAATTATGTAATACGGGCCTTATAGGTAATTTTCAGCTTGTCCGCGGTAGTCTTGGTCACGGCGGTAAACGTCGAGCGAGACATTGCCGAACCACCAGGGCTGGTGGGGCTGTTCATCAACACAACTTCTTTGATGTTGGTTGCCGATTTGGTGCCAGCGCCGGACTGGTAGCTGACGACCCACTGCATCGTGCGGGTGCCGCTCAACAGCGTGGGAGTGCCACCGACACGGAGCGTACCGGTGACGGGGCTGATCAGATTCGTCTGGCCAGATGCGGCTGCGCCGCTGCTGGTGCCGATGCGGAAGTAATTGAACACGTGGGTGTTGAGACCTGTGCTCATACGCCAGATCTGTTTCTTGCCTGAGTTCACGATCAGGTTTGGAACAACCCGGCGCTCCATCACTTCGGGCCCGTTCTTGCCGTCCCTGATGACTTCGATCGTGTAAACGCCTTGGGCGCTCAATTCGTCTGTTAGCTTCTCGGTCATTTGCTTTTCCTAGTTAGGGGTCGATAAATGATTAAGCGGGTGCGATCGTGGTGACGGTGCCGGACGAGCCGCGGAACTTCAGAGCTCCGGACTCGACGTACAGAAACCCACCACCCGAAGGATTGCCGGTCGGAGCCGATGAGCAGTTGGCAATGTAGATGCCTCGCTGCATGCCCTGCCACGACGTGTTCACCAAGTGGATGGTGACGTTGCCGTTGGCAGCGCTCCCGTCGCCGCCGCCCAAGAAAAGATCGCCACCTGTGCCGGTGCCGGTGTTGGCCGACCCACCACGCAGCAGCAAGGGGCCACCCTTGTAAGTACCAGACCCCGTTCCATCGCAAGCGTTGATGGTCAGCTGAGCTAGGTTGCCCGTATTGGCGGATGAGCCGTTGCTAATCGTCGTAGAACCGCCACCGTTGTTGAAAAAGTTCCCGGCCGTGTCGGTGCGGAAGCTTGTGGCGTGGATCAGCACCTGAGTTGTGCCGTCACCAATCTGAGGAGCTTGGACGTAGCCCGTCGTAACAACGTTTTGAGCGCCGAAATCGGGGGCGATCTTAGTGCCGGCGATTGCTGCACTCGATGAGACGTTGGTGTCGGCGATCGGGTTGAGTCCAACCGTCAACGTGGTCCCGACCAATGAGGCCGTGACGGGGGCTGCCCCGTTGGCCGTCAGCACACCGGTCGACCCAGTGGCGCCGGTCGCACCTGTTGGTCCTGTTGGGCCCGTAGCTCCAGTAGCGCCTGTCGGTCCCGTTGGTCCCGTCAAGCCTGTGGCACCCGTAGCTCCAGTAGCACCTGTCGCTCCAGTCGGGCCAGTTGGTCCCGCAACGGATGCGAACGCAACCGCCCCCGGATCGCTCAGCAGAGCGAAGGTGCAATCGGCATTCGGGTAGCTTCGGGGGACGTCACTGTATTGGACGTTATGCCCCGTCATCGTGATCTGCTGGGTGGCCAGAATGCCTAGATACGAAACCGAATCAGCGATGGCGAGAGCTCCACTTGTAAGAGCGAATCCGATGGCGTAGCTAGTTCCGAAGCCGAATTGCTGCCCAGCAACGTCCACCGAAGAGGCGGAACCGATCACGATGGCTGCGTCGGACGTTCCATTGACCCACTCCGTAGCGGCCAGGTAGACCTGACCCGCAAGGTTGGTTTGAGCGATTCCACCGGCTCGGAGCGTTCCCCCGTTGAAGCAGACACCGCCGGCGATCTGCACAGCAGTCACAGCCGTGATTTGCGTCTCAACGACACAGCCGAAAAGTACCGGCTGGATGGGTGCGAAGATGGTGAAATTGCCGCCACCGACTGCACCAATGAGACGGCAATTGCGCAGCTGGACGTTGCCTGAGATCCGGCACTGATCGCCGATCGTGTTTCCGACCGTGCATTGCGACAAATAGAACGAAGCTGAGCCGCCGATCGAGTTCACCATTTCGGCGCCTCTAGGCAAGATGGCGTCGAAGATGCGGACCGGCCCGCCCAACGGATTGCCCGATGTGCGGATCTGAACTCGGTTGATCGTCACTTGGAGGGTGTCGATGACGACGGACGTTCCGTTCGCAACGTTGACGACGGTGACCGCACTTCCAACGCCCCCATCGAGGTTCCAAGTCTTGACCCAAGCGTTGGTGCTGCTGGTCAAACCCGTGCAGTACGTGATGGCCCCGACGTTGGCCCCGCTGCTGCTGCGGATCCGAGCCTTGTCGGTGAAGGTTCCTGATGCGGTCTGGATTGATCCACGGGTTGGGGTCGTGGAACCAACCGTATTGGTCACGCCCGAGAGGGTGATGCTCGAACCGCTTGTGTAATCGCACAGAATGTCGAACGTGTAGGCGCTCGCCACGGGGGTGCTGATGCTGAGCTCTAGAGCGGCGTACGTGCCCGCCGCAACGTGCACGGCAGTTGATTGCTGTGGCCTGTACCAGGCTCCGCCAGGGTTCAGACGAGCCCGCAGCTCGTCCAGGCTGGCCAGAGCCGTCAGTGAAGTCTTGCCGTCATTGCTATCACTGCCCGTGCTGGCGTTGACGTACCAGTTCGCTTGAGTGGTCAAGGCTGGGTTGGCGCCGATGGCTCGCCAAGTAGTCAGATCGGGAGCTAGGGCGTAGTAAACCTGCGTCTGTTGGCTGTAGACCTGCATCCCCTCGTGGCGTTGCTCTACGGGGATCGCATCACGGGCCGTATTGTTGGCCACCACAACGAAGTTCGAGTCGGTGCCTCCACCACCTCCGCCATCTGCTTGACCAACAGCGATCACACGAGTGCCGGTCGGCACGGGGGTACCGGCACTGACGCATCCGGCTCCGCCAACGTTTATGAGTCGAACTCGATTGACGTCGATAATGCGCTCGATCGTGTAGAAGCCGCCGCCCGCAACAAAGATCGAAATCCCCGTTGGCATCCAGTTCGATGACTCGACCGAAACTTGCACCGATTGGCCGACCGCCGGTTGCACATAGGCACCGGTGGTGGCCGTGAATGCGGTCAGCTGTTGATCGAGGAAGCTCACGGGCGCCACTCGAAGTTGATGACGTTCCAAGCGCCGCCGTCGTATGCGATCGTGCACGATCGGATCAGGCCGGTGTTGCTTTGGAGCGTCGCTAGTGTGTTGCCGCCGGCATCCTTGACGGTGATCGCGGAACCGCCGTTGGGGTTGACGAGGTGCATGACCCAGCAGCGGTCAGCGGAGCCGCTCGGAGGTGTGCCGACTTGCCAGATCACTCCGCTTGTGACCGGCGCACCGAAACCAGCCGGATGGACATGCTCCGCGTAATACGGGACGGCTTTGGTCCCAGTCGAAGAACAGTCGATGAACGCCACACGATGCCTGCCAACCAGCGCACCAGCAGGATGGAGATCGCCACCATCAGCGGTCGAATCGAACGTGGTGCCATTCAGACCAATCGTCTTGGTAGTCGGCGTGGCGATCGAAACGTTCCCCGTAGGCGTGATCGATGCACCCGTCGCTGACAGGTCGTACATCGGCTTCAGTGCTCGGGTGCGATTTGCGACCGCCTGGAACGCCGGCACCAATGATGCAGCCGTCTCGTCATCGATCCCATCTTGAGGAACGCTGACCTGACTGTCGAAAGTTGCGGACTCTGTTAGTGCGATAGCCATCGCACTACTGGAGTGCGATCAACGCATCAGATGCCGATCGGGATCCGCACTACGCGGCCACCCGCTCCCCACTTGCCGTTGCCTGTATTCCACTTTCTGGGTGGGTAGCCCCAGATGCGGCGGCCTGGGCTCAGCATGACGATCACGCCCCGACAATGTGCGGCGTTCCATTCGGTTGGGACGAGCACCAAGTCACGAACCTGTGCGGGCGTGAGACTCCCTGGGGCGATGCCCCAAAGGTTCAGATTGCCGCCCCATTTGGCTCCGCTCACTCCCCAAAGTCCCAACGGATTGATGGCCGTGGGCCAGTGATAGATCAGCGTCCAGTGGGCCCATTGAGCTGGATTTGGGTTGTCCCAATATTGAAGGTCGTCTCGGGTAACGGTCCCATCGGTGGCGAGGCTGTAGCGTCGACCGGTCGGGTAGATCAGTTCGATCGGAAACGGAGCTTGTGCGAAATAGGCATGCAGCTGAGCCAGCATGGCGTACGGATTTCCCCGCGTCCGATGATCATCGAGCCAGCGTCGTAGTCGTGGGGCGTACACCTCATCAGGTTCGACTGAGCCACGGCGGATCTTTCGATCGCTCCCAAGCAACGCCAACGCATCGGGCCGTGCTGGGTCTGGAAAGCGGACCTTGGCCGCCTCTGTGGTGGCATCACCGACGCCATCAAGCTGCTTCCCCAAGGCAAAAGCAATCTTTCCGCCCAACCCACTACGGAGCCACCAGGGGAGGATTTGCAGCAACGTGTCGACGAATTTGATTAACATCAGAGCCCCGGTGGTTTGAGTTGGACGACCTGGCCGCTCACGTTGCCAATCACCGAAGCATCGTCGGGGTCTAGCAAGAAGTCGCCGGATGGCGTGGTGACCTGCACCCGCATCGTTGGCAGCGGTACTCCGTTAGGAGCCGTGCCACCAACGGCCGCTTCGATGGCGGAGAAGTAGATGCGGCCCGTATCGGTGCCGATGGCGTTGCCGCCGATAGGCTGGATCGACAGGAAACTGGCCAGGTTCACCGCAATGGCGTCTTCGATCTGACCGTCGGTCAGTCCGGTCGTGTTGTAGACCCAGATGGTGTACGTGACGTCAACGTGGCGGGTGTTGGCCGAAGATGTATTCAGTGTGACGGCCAACGGTGCAGCCTTGCGCTGCATCTCGTCATCGGCGATCCCAAGCGGGCTCGAAAGATCGCCCACTGTGCCGGGAACTCCACCATCGGCCTTGCCCAGCGTGACATTGACGTTGCCGAACCCGTCATTGGTGACCTTGATGCGAGTGATGCCAAGTGCGGCACCATTTTGATCAACGGCTGAGCGAGCAACGTAGGCGTACGCATCTGATGGGCCGTTCGGGCTCAGGCTTCCAAGCTTGTCGAGGCAACGCTGACGAACCGAAGGGTCGGACTCTGCGTCCAAACCGATTGCAGCGGTCGGGTTGGTGACGCTGAGTTGGTTCAGACCGGCGGTCTGAAAGGCATCAATTTCTCCGACAAGTGCGGTGCCCGCCGCACCTGCCGTGTAGGCCTGCACCAGCACGTTTTCGACCGTCGCTAGACTGCCGATCGTGACCGGCTCGACGTTGAAATACGTCTGCCGTCGGACCGTGTTGATTAGCTGCAGGTCACCCGGGTCGAACGGGTAGACGCCGCCCCCAGAGTTCGTGATGGTGACGACGGTCGTGGCGAACGTGGCCTGCAGTGGTTCGACGTTGTAGACGTTCCTCGCCGTTTGCCCCAACCAATCGCCGGTTGAGGTCGACAGGAACGCCGAACTAGCTAGCAACGCTGTGAGCTGGCTGAGGCTCGCCACAACGATCGCAACCGCTGCGATCAACGTGCGGACAACCGCCCCTGGCTTCCACGCCGTCGTACTGACGCCAGTGGCAGCGAGGACGGCGTAGATCGATCGCTTTACATCGTCGACTGTGAGCGGTTTGGTGAGGTCAGCGAGGGAGAGCACCCCCCACTGGAGTGCGATCAGGTCAGAGCAGCATTGATGGCCGTCAGCAGCGCTTCACCATCAACCACGACCATAATCAGGCTAAACGGCGTGAGGCTGGCACTCACCGGAGTAACCAAGATGGTGATTTCGTAGCTGGCGGGCAGCGTCAAAACGATCGTCGTCTTCACGTCGGCGACACGATCATCACGCTTCAGTTCGCTGGTGATTTGACCGGACCAGCTTTGGATCTGCTGCGGAGTTTGGGGCTGATTCAAAGCTGCCCGGATGTCGATCCCGTAGCTTGGATCGTCGATCAAGCTCAAACGGGCCGTAGTGATCCGGTGGAAGCAGTCTTGAGCGAGACTTTCGATCGTGTCCGGATTGGTCTCCGCCAAGTAGGGGTCGAGTTCGGTCCTGCACACCAGATCGATGCCGTACCCGAGCGGTGGCACAGGCGTTGATGCCTGCCTGGTCAGCTTGGCGATCTCTGCTTCGATTCCTGTTCGGACGACGTCGGTCATGGTGTGGTCCTAAAGATTTGGCTAATGGCTACCCACACGGCGGGGACCTCGGTGGCGAACACGAGAGCGTTGACGTGCTGCAGTGGGCCGCCACCTCCTGGTACTCCGGTCGACAGAGCGGCGGTGAGGGTGGCCCCGAATCCGCCAGCGGTACCGTCGTACGCCCATGCGTGCACGGACACGGCGAGCAAGTTCATCAGATCGAAGATCAACAGCAATTGGGCCTGTAGCGTCGCCGTCAACGCCACCACGAGGTTGATTTGCACGGTGAGCGTCGGAGCTTGGAGGCCGAGAGCCAAGCCAGCTTGAAGGTTCGCCAGGATGTTGGCGCTCAGGGTGACCAAATGGGACATATCGAGGCCAACCGTTGCCGAGAACCCAAGCAGTGCGGTGATCCGAGCCTGCAAGTCGGCTTGAGCGGCCATAAGAGGCGCCACGATCCCCGGCATGAAGTCGAGCAACGACAGTTCGCCAAGCGATGTCAACGTATCGCTCATGTGGCCGCCTTCACCTTCGTCGAGCCAACCGTGATGCTTCCAACGGTTTGCCCTGTCGCGCAGATCATCACGCCGGTAGCGGGAACCCCGCCCACCGTGCCGTTGAATACGAACGGCGGAAGCGGGAACGTCACAGTGTCGCCCTGGCGAGCCACCGGTTGTCCGTTCTCGCCTCCGAGTTCCAACACTTCAGGGACCGAAGCGTCATTTCCACGGCCTTCAAAGCCAGTGATGATCGGATCGTCACGCATACCGTCCACAAACTCGACGTACACGACCGCGCCCTTGCTCAGTGTGGCGTGAGCACCTGCAACACCAGGCGCCATCTGCACTCGCAGCATGTCGGGCGGGACCGTCAGGGAGGTGGTTCGCTTGACCCATTGCAGGTCCACAGCGGTGCCGCTTTGCTGAACCACCCGATAGCGGAATTTCCCAGTCAGACGCTGATCTGTGAGCCTTCCAACGATTGCTCGCATCGTTTGCGTCAGAAACGATTCGCCTTTGACGCCGCACCACACTCGAACTCGCAAGCTCGTGGGTGCAACGCCTATCTCCATCTGACGAACCGTGACCGGTGTCTGAAGACGATCGGCGTCAACCAGAGCTGAGCCAATGGTGACGGCATCGACCGCATCGACAGAAAGGACCGCAACGTTCGAACGAGGATCGTAGCTCAGCAGAGTGTAGGATCCGGGAGCCGGCACATTGGGGCGAGTCCCAACGTGGGTGACTCCTGAGTAGTCAACCCACCAGGCAGCACCACGGGCAGCGTCTTCGATCACTCGTGATGCGGACCCTTTTTCACGATCGTAGTGAGCACCAAGCGTCGTTTGGCCGCCAGCGAACGAGCCGATCGTCTCACCGCAAGCACGAGCCGCATCACCCGCCACCGTTGAGGCTTTGACCCCTGCATCGTTGGCGTAACCTCGCTCCGTGATGGAGCGTTGCCAGCCGTTGGCACCGGCTACGATTCGGGCGCTTCTTTTATCCCCGAAAACACCGCTCTGATTAGGGTCAATGGTTCCGACGAAGCTGACCGATCCGATCACCAGCGTGATCTTTCCGTCGGGCACATCGGGTGCAGCATCGAGCCACGAGACGTCAGCGAACCACGGCCCCTGTTGGGGGATGTGGATCGTGGCTCGCTCGATCGGCTTGCCGCCGGCAGTAGCAAAGATGCTCATTTGGCGAGCTCCTGGAACTGCTTGGTCAAGGCTTCGATTTGTTGGTCGTACGGGTCAGTCGATTTGTTGACCGCTGCCGCTTCTGGTTTCGCCAAGGCGAACTTTGGCTCACGAGTTTCGAGGAACTTGATCGTGATGATGTAGGCTCCCGTGTCGCCGTCTTCTTCAGGCTGGCTTACTTCCTCCACACCCACAGAGCTGATGTCCAAGAAGTCCAACCACGGATGCCAGATCGACATCGATTTGGGGCGACTGCCGAAAGGCGGACGTTGGACGAGCGGCTTAAATGAGTCCCAATCTTGCCAATCCTTGGCTTCAATGAGGCGAATCTTGGCCGAAAACTTGCTGATTTCACGGCCTCGAAAGACTGTGATGCCACCCGACAGGCCATAGCCAGCTCGGATGTCCCATGCTCGCTTGTCGGCCGCACCTTCAATGGTGGCGATGCCCGGCGAGCGCTGGCCGGCGAGCAAGAAGTAGTCGACTGGCGTCAGGTATGGATCGAAGCCGGCCATCAGGGCACCTCCGCTCCGAGTTCGGTCGCACTGCCGGCGAACAGTTTGAACACCGCAACCTTGACCGCTTCGCCGAACGACTCTGGGTTGTCGGTTGCCGAATGGACGTGCAGCTCACCAATCTGCACGGATGGCATCGCCCGTGCCGGCGGTGGCGGTGCAGGTCGTGAGCCGAAGATCGACGCACCAACACTGGCTTGGTCCCCCACACCGTCACGGCGGCGATCACCTTGCCGACGAGTCGGCAACGAGACCAAGCTACGCTCCGCGGAGCGCGGTCCGGGTCGTGGTGTCGAGATCGAGATCAGGCTACGGCCAGCATTTCGGGCTCCTGGCTGCCGTGTGGGCATCACCACCAGGCTCTGGACGGCCCGATGGACCTCAGGTTGTCCTTGCCGGATACCGCCCGCCACACCTCTAGGGACCTCGATGGCGGAACGCATCGCCACCCTGGAGGGTGACGCGATACCTAGCTTGGCCCGGAACGCCTTCATGGCGCTGGTGCCCAAGTTCTCGATGGCGGTGATGACCCAATTGGCACCGGACTTGATGCCGTCGACCAAGCCTTTGACGATGTTTGTTCCCGCCTCAGTTGCTGCAATAGCGAGGCTACCCAAGGCTTTGACACCCCTGTAGATCCCGTACGCAAGCAGGCCAACGACAGCGAAGGGCAACAGCATGGCAACCGCCAAGCCTGCGAGCGCCACACCAGTGATGACGACTGCTGAGGCAAGGCTGTAGAGAGCGATCTCGCCAGCCGCCACAGCGAGCCGCATCAGGTCCAGGTTCTTGAACAGCTTGGTGTCGCCGAACGTTTCTCTGAACCAGTTCCGAAGCTTCAAGATCACGATCCCGACTTGAAGCGCGGCGATGATCATTCCCTGGAAAAACCGCTTCACAAGCAATGAGGCGGGTCCGCTCACTTGATCGATCAACGGCCCGAACAGACCCTCGATCAGCGCCTTCAAAGCTTTGCCTGAAGCGGACGATTGCGAAAACAGATCGGTGATCTGCTTCACGCCACTCAACAGCTTGTCGATCTTGAGCCCGCTGAACAGCATGGCGAAGCTCTCGTGCAGCTTCTTGGATTGCACATCGAGCGAGAGCATTTGAGCGGCTGCAATGCCGCCCAGGCGAGCTTTGACGTCGTCTGACAGCGCCTTGATCGACTTACCAGCCAAGCCAGCGCCCAAAGCCATGCCTTTGAACGCAGCTGCTGCGGTCTCACCCTGGGTGGCTGAGGTGATCGCCACACCTTCCAGTGCTGCTTGGAGGTTGCCTCCACGCAGACCAGTTCGGTACAGCTCATCGGCGTACTTGCTTACTTCGTCCCGACCAAGAGCAACGCTGGATGAGACGCTGTCGATGGTGCTCTGGAGAAAGCTGGCCTTGTCGGCCGCCGGTTGGAAGCCACCAGCTAGGCGGAGGTAACCATAACGGAGCTTGGTCAGAGCGTCCAAATGCAAGAGCTCGCTACGTCTCGCATCGGCAACACCGACTCCGAATTTCAAGAGCGCGGCCGTCCCGACGACAGCAGCGGCTGCAACGGCAACGATGGCCGCCGCAACAGCAACCAAGCCGGCAGCGAGAGCACCGCCAGCCAACGCACCTTCGAGGCCACCTAGGCTAGACGTCAGTTTGCCAAGTGGTCCAGGTGCCGCTTGCACCAGCTCACCCAAGTTCTTGAGACCGGCACCAGCGTCTTTTCCGCCCTTGCCGATGTCTTTGAACGTGCCGCCCATCTGCACATACTGCTGAGTGGTGCTGGCGATCGTGGCCTTCTGGGCAGCGATGCGATCCTTCAGATCACGAGCCACCTGGATGTTGACCGCACTGCCGCCTTGCAGGTTCCGCAGTGCCTTTTGCATCTCTCGCAAGGCAACGGTGTCGCCTTGGATCTGGGTCTGGAGGTCAGCGAGTGCACGTGAGGAATCGCCAGCAACCGAACTAGCGTTGCTGTCCATTTCCAGGCTAAATCGTGCTACTGCTTCACTCCCGCTGGCCATTACTTTGGTTCCTTTGGCGCAGTCAGCAGCTTGCGGATTTTCGGGAGTTCAAAGAGCAACTCCAGGACCACGAGAGCCAATGTCGTGCGCTTGACCGTCTCTTCGTCATCCTCCGGCTCAGGCCAGAGGCTCAGGAGGAGGTGAGCCGCTACGCCGAGGTCAGCTTTCGCTTCTCGACGTAGCTCCTTTATTTTCCCGACAACGCATCCTTACGAATGCCCGCCAGGTGTGCGATTGCGTTGGAACAGACCGTCAGTACGCCCGGCTGTTCCTTCAGGATCTCTTCGAACGCTTCGATCGACGGATACCTGACGCATGGGATCACCAGTTGCTTCAGATCATCGATCTTGAACTCAGTCTTTTCAGCGAACCGGTTGTATGCTGCTGGTGCGGAGCGGAGCAGGATCACAGCGCCGTAGTCGGTGTCGATCCTAGCCAGCTGCTTCGGCTTGTACTGCTCCAGCAGTGCCGACATCGCTTGCTCTTCTTTGAGAGCACGCTCCTCAGCAGCGAGTTCGGCAGCCAATTCATCGGCCTCGTTGACGGGCTTGGCCTGCAGGGCGGCTCGAGCCGCTTTTGCGGCTGCCAAACGTTTCTTCAAGTCATCACTCACGGAGCACCTCCCGATCCATCAAACTGAGTCATGCCGTTTCGGCGGATCGCCATGGCGTCGATCTCGATCTCCTCTTGCAGCGGATCGGGGTTCTCTTCTTCAGAGCTCGAAGTGCCGACGTAAACGCATCGTTCGATGTCGACGTACATCTCGGGTTCGAAGTCTTCGATGTATTGCGTGTTGATGTGGAACTCGTAGTCGCCGTAGCTGTTGCCGTCGGGCGACAAGCTGGCGAGCTTGGTCCGAAGAGCGTGCATGGTCGACTTGGGCCCCTTCAATTTGACGGGCTCGACTGTGTACTTGCCACGGGTACGCGCACGTGGAGCGTGGTGCTTACCCATGCCGTATTGCTTGGTTCGCTCTCGCTTGTCGGAGTAGCTCAGGCTCGTGAAGCCAGTAAAGATTTCGTCGTCTACCCGAAGGGTGATTGAACCCCACGAGACGATGTTGCCGTTAATGCGGATTTGGTCTGCCATTTAGCCCCCCGGCCTTCACGCTGCTTGGACTGCCGGGTTGTAAAATCCGGTGTCGATGAGGATGAGTTTTGGATAGAACAGCGGAACGATGCCCTCGCTGACCTGTAGTTTGTCGCCCTGGAGCAGGTTGGTGTTCCGGTCGATCTTGACGAACTTGACCTGGCCATACGCACCCGCGCTCGCCATCGGCTTGGCCATGATCGCGTTACGGATGGCTGCGTTGCAGGCAGCTTCGATCGCCACTGCTTCGCTTTCGAGGATCGTGCCCTTATTAGCGTCGACCTTGATCGGCTTCGACAAGCGGCGTTGAAAGAAGAGGCGAGTCGTCCTCTTCAGCAAGTTCATCACCCTGCGGTGTTGGAACCACTGGAAGTCAGAACCGCTCGGGCTGAACAGGCGTGGGTTGCAGGTGTAGACACCTTGCTCACCGTCCCAGGTGCGGAGCACCGTGAAACGTGAGTCGGAGAGTCCAGGATTTACGAACTCGTCGTGCTCATCAACGCCACCATTGGCGTCACGGATGACGACACCAGGCAGATTGCCGACGTCGATCGCCGAGATATCGATTTCGTGTGAGACAGTGGCCGCCAATGGGGCGATAGCGAAGCTGACGGGGCGCTTGTAGAGTCGACCGCTAACAGCTGAGCTGATCTTGGCCGAGCCAGCACACAGCATGCCGACCGTGCTGGAAAGCGAGCCGAAGATGCCGTCGAGAGCGGTCTTGTAAGCGGATTCGGATTCGCCGATCGTCGGGATCCGTGTGTGACCGATCCAAGCTTTTTCCGGCATTCCCGCGAAGCTGGTGCCGATAGCTGCGAAGCTGGTGGCGTCGATTGGTCCGATGATCGAGACGACATCGAACGGCGTGGTGCTGACCTTCAGAGCGGCTAGAGCGGCGGTGAGATCACCAGACGCCCAATTGGGTGCCGTGGTTCGATAGCTGGCGGTGTCGCCGGCTACCAGGGTGCCGGTGCCAAGTGCAAAGCCGATGCCGCCGCTACCAGGGATGACGATCGAAGTCGCAACGCCCAACGCCGTTACTGCCGACCAAGAGCGTCCGCCATCGAGCGAGGTCTGGTATGTGATGCCCGTGGTGCCGACGGTTCCGCCGGTCACAATCTTGAGCACCACTTCGTAATCGTCGTTCGCCGTGGTGTCCGCACCGGCCGTCACCACGCTGGTTCCGGTGATGCCAGTCACAACGATCGCAGTCTCAGTGGCCGCCACCGAAGCGGTCGCTCTCGTGAGCAGGACCGGTTGATCATAGGCGGTGATGAAATAGCAGGCAGCCTCGACTAGCGGGCCACCGCCGAAATTTGAAATCACATCCTGCGTGCGCGAAAACGCTGCAGGAGTGGCGATCGGGCCGGAGTCAGAGACGCCGACGATTGCAAAATACGATGCTCCACTTGGCAGTACGCCAAGGGCTCCATCCAACTCCGTGATGACTACGCTCGGTACGGGCATGCTGATGACTCCGGGTCATCAGCACTAGAGTGCGATAGTGCTTGTCGGCCTTAAGGGTCCGGGACGATCTCTACCGGTGGATCTGATTCAGTCGAGCCATCGCCACCAACGATGAAGCCTGTCGCTTCGCCAGCTGTGTTGACTGGTGCGAAAGTGAACGGCTCGTCGAGCACAGGCGCTTGGATGGTTGCGACCACTATGACGGCTGCACCCATGCGTCCTTCTTTGCGCTTGATGTCCCAGGTCTGCGATTTGATCGTGAACGTTCCGACCGCTGCCTTGTAGACGGCTCGACGCCAGGCGTCGTAGTTCAAGCGGACTTGATTGTACTGAGCTCGATCGTCTTCCTTCGCTTGCGGGTTCGCCCCGACTATCGTGCAAGTGAACGTCTCAAGCAGCGTCCCAAGCGGACGAGCGGGCAGTGAGCCCGGATAGCGCGGGCCAGCATCGTCACCTAACGACCCCGACGGATCCCCAGGGGTCCAGATGATCCGATTGATGTTGCCGCCCTGTCTTGGGGGTTCTTTCCAGCCAAAGATGTTGTCGATCAGCGTCTTCTCGTCGGCGAATCGTTGGACGACGGAATCAAATAGGTGTTCGAGGGCGAAGACGACGGCCATCACTTGCCCTTGGTCATGTGTTGGTTGAATCGCTTGACCGCCACCTGCTTGACCGCTTCGGTCATGGGCTGCGGTAGCCGTGAGCTCGGCAGGATCTGCCGACGAACGTTACCCTTAGCGGCACCCAGGTGATGCAAGGCCACGTGGCCCTCAAGCTTGGCTTGCACGACGCTGGAGATGGCCCGCACGGTCAGTGCCGCACCCGCATTGGTGAGCGGCTTCTTGCCCTCTTTCGTGAGCTGCCAAGGCTTGTCCTCTGGGTCGACACCGGCAGAGATGTTCTGCCGAATCTTCGCATCGAGCGCTGGAGCCACGTCCTTCGCTACTTCGGATGGGAGATCGCCCAGTTGGTTGATCCGATCGATCCACCCTTGGAGTTCGGCGAACGCTTGCCCGTTATCCCGAGCCATTGCGGTCCTCCTGACGGCCAATCTGCTCCTGTTGATCCATCCAGACGTACGGCGAGGTTTCGGTGTAGGCGAGGGGAGCGCCACGGCTAATGCCCTGACCTCCGGGAGCGTCCTGTCTGAGCGGTAGCTCGTACAGCCCGTCCTTGGCGTTGGCCGCTTCCGCTATCTCGTCGGTCGCTGCTTTCGAATCGTCTTGAACAGCGGTGATCTGAGCGTCGGTGCTGTCGACGCCTCGCTTCAAATAAATCCGGGACGTGACCAATCGGGCGAGCCAGCCCTGGACCACGATGGGAGGCGAATCCGAATCGAACGGGGTGGCGTATCGCTTGGCCAGTCGGCTATCGATGTAGCCGCTCCAAAACGCAAGCTGGCCGTCAACCCACCCAGGCTGCTGAGTCTCGATGTACTCGACGTACTCAGCTGGGCAGATCGCCAACGCTGTGAATGTTTCGACTGTTAGATATGCGGCCACGGTCCCCCCAAAGAAAGAAGGGCACCCATGGGCGCCCTTCAGTCAGCTCAAACCCCTGAGGGTTAGGAAGCGTCGACCCTGTACAGGTAGTACGGCAGGCCGGGAGCGGTGATGTTCTCGCCTCTCGTGATCCACTGCAGACCATTGTCGACCTGCAACTGAGCGTCGGTGACGCCCGAGTTGTACTGAATGGAGAACGGCCTACGGACGCCGTACACCAGAGCGCCAAGCTGGCTTGCGCCTGCTTGTTCGGCTACCAGGTAGTAGGTCGTGTCCGAGCCGCCAAAGGCTGCGCTCAGCTCAGGAGCCTCGACGACTTCGAGTCCCCACCTTGCGACCAAGGCTGAAATGTCGAACGAACCACCACCGGAGCTCGCAGCGCCGGCAAGGAACTTCGCATCGGTCAAGATCGTGGCACGAGTGACGAGCTTGCTCGGCACCACCAGCTTTGTGACCCGAAGATTGCGAGGCGTGATGCCATCCGCCATCGGCACCAAAGCGATCTGAGCGATCGCCTTGCTGAGATTGGTCAACGCCACATCGGGAGTGACCGACTCGTCGATCGGCAGCGCACCCGGATTCGGCCCAGAGGCGGTGCTCTTGAACCAGTTTGCGTAAACGCCAGCGCTGGAGTCAAAAATGTGAACGGGATGATTGACTGCGAAGTAATTGCCGCCGTCAAAACAGGTGGTGGTCGCACCGTTCTTGAGCAGGATGGCCAGCTGCTGCTGAGGCCAATACGCAAAGCGATGGCCCTGCTGACGTGCCCATTCGGTTGCCAGGGCAACGCCGTTTCCGTCGTAATCCTCGAACTGGTTTCGGTTGATCCGATAGCCTTTGGTGGCCGACTGGTAGAAGATCTCCTGGCTGGCCGTTGCAAGTTCTTCGAACTCCACGTTCGAACCGAAACGATCCCCCGTGTAGTCAATCCCGGATGCTTCAAGGAACCAAGTGAATCGCTCTCGCTTACTGCGAAGAGGGATTTCCTTGCCGACCTTTTGCCACCAGTTTTTCGCGAGAATCTCGTTGTAAGTATTCTCGACGATGATCTGCATGTTCGATTCGAGATCGAACGTAAAAGATGGAGTGAGTAGTGCCATGTTCCGCCCCTAAAATTCCCGCCCTAAAAAGCTCAGCGTTCAGATCAGGTTGGGTTTGCCAACTCGACCAAGACGCCCTTAGTGGCGTCCACTTTCCAGACGCGACCAGCAATTGATCGAGCGTTGGAGTTAGATGTTTTGGCTACCGTCTGATCGTCAACGATGTAGCAATTGGAGCCGACCTCGGTTTGAGTGATCTGGTCGGTTGATGCCGAGTTGGCGAACCACATCGCATTCAACTCGCGGAAGAACTCGACGTTTGCGGTTCCGCCGCTCGCCACGAGTTGATCCTCACGGTAGCGACCGATCGGAATCAGCGTGGTTGAAGCGGTCCACTTCTTCACCAAGCCGGTGCTGGTATCGATCGCAGCCGCGCCGTTTTGATAAACCTGCTCAGCAGTGCTGAGCAACGCCATGCCGGTCGATTTGACGACCTTGGTCATGCGCATCTTTGCAAGTGCGGTCATTTGCTACCCCCGAAAATCTGCAAGTTGCCTTGGTAGGAGACCCCTTGAGTCTTCTTGACCAGGCCCATCTGTTCGTTCAACTCAGTGTTGGCCGACAGCACCGGAGCACCCCCACCGTTCGCACCAACCGTGGGGCGAGTAGCGGGAACCGTTACGTGCGGATTGACGAAGCCAGCCGTGACCGGAATCGCATCGATCACCGCTTTGAGTGCACTCGTTGGAGTGGCCTTTAGGCTCTCGATCAGTTCGGGCTTGATGTCTGGACGAGCCGCAAACAGCGAGGTCCGCTTTGCAGCATCGGCTTCAGCTTCAAGAGTTGCCAGTTTGGCTTGCTGAGCAGCAACTTGCTTTGCCAGCGGGGCGACTGCCTGAGCCAGCGCGGCCGAAGCCTTGCTGTCGTCGTCGTCCTTCTTGGCCGGCTTGTCTTCGTCTTCTTGCTCCGCATCGTAGGCGGCCAAAGCTCGCTTGGCCTTGGAGGCCTTGTCTTCGTCGTCGCTTTCGGAAGCGGTGACGAGAGCTGCTCGCACTGCGTCTTCCTTCGGCTTGTCTTTGTCTTCGTCCATTCGAATGGTCTCCGTCGTCTGCACTGGAGTGCGAGATGCGGAGAGCCGGTCCTTGAGGGCCGAAAAAGATTCGACAGAGTTGGCCAACCCAACACCAATGGCGTTGACGCCCACGAACACGGCAGCCTGATAGGCCGCCACCGTCTCAGGCGTTAGCCCACGTCGCTCAGCCACCAAGTTAAAGAAGACGGCAGCCGTTTGGTCGACGGTCGCTTGCATGGCCGCCAGAACTCCGTCGGTGGTGCCAGCGTGTGGATTGCCATCCGCCTTACGGGCGCCGCTCGTGATGACTGAGTACTGGAGCCCCATCGCCCCATCGAGGCGGGTGGAATCGTAGATTTGGGCGATGACCCCGATGGAACCCACGACGGCCGTGTCTGCGATGACGATCTCGTCGGCAGCGCACGCAATCGCGTAGGCAGCCGAACAGCAGGCAGCGTCAGAGAATGCGATCAGTCGCTTGCCAGCGGCGTTGGCGATCTGGCGGATCTCTCGACTGGCGTCGAAGTTGCCGAAAACGTCGCCACCAGGCGAGTTGATCTTGAGCACCACCGTGGTGACGCCGGGTGCCATGCAAGCTGTCCGCACCTCGTCAACGATCGATCTGTAGTTCTGGAAGTGTGCATCGGCCCCGTGAACCAACGGCCCGCTGATCTCGACGCATGCAACGGACGGCGAGAGCATGCAAAGCTCGTCAGCCTTGGCTGCTTGCGGATATTCCAGGCCAAATGCCTGCTGTTGGATCGCAACGATCCCCCTTGGGGCGTATGCCCTTAGCTCTGCTGTCATATCGATGTCCCCCCGGACACTGGTTTGTCTTCGGCTGGTGGAGCGTCGGGCTTTGGCCCCGGCCCCAATAGTTCTTCGTCCCCCGGGTCTGGAGTGCCTTCAGCAACGGGAATCCCGAAACGAGCGATCAACTCGTCTACGTCGAGGCGCTTCTTGCTCTTGGCCAACACGGCTCGGAGCTTGTCGATCGCATCACCGACCTCGTTTAGGGATTTGGCTTCTTTTTCCCGGTCCGCTGCTGGGTCGGTGTCCCACTCGATGCGCGGGCTCTCGGCCAACGCATCGGGGCCGAACTCGCTGAAGACGTAGGGCGGCAGGATCTGCGTGTTGATCGTGTGGCTCAAACTGTCAGCGGTCAGTTTGATCAGATCGCTTCGGATCGTTTGGTGAATGGCCGCGTTTGCGAAGCCGGTCCCGCCGTCGACCGTTACGGTCTGACCGGCGAGCGTGATCATGATCTCGTTGTCGGAGGTGGCGACTTCAGTGCCAAACACTTCCCAACCACGGCCATTTGATTCAACGAGGTCGACCTCCCATCCGGGGGGCAACTCGAATACTGAATTGACGCCCCACGAGATTAGGTTGGCGAGGAAGCCCTTGCGCTGATCCTCGGTCGCACCCTGTACGGTTTTGGCGACCCGAGCAGGATTGGCCAATTTCGCTGAATAATTGGCTCGATTGCTGAGGGCGTGTTCTTTGTGGATGTAGGCTCGACCAAGCGCCGGCCAGAGACCGGCATGCCAAGGGGACAAGCGTGCACGGCAATGCAGCACCCAGCGGCCATCACCTGGTGTGATTGGTAGCGAGCCGGCGATTGATTGATAGAACCAGGTGTTCTTGGTCCAATCGTACCAAAGGAACTCAGGGTCGAGACGCTGAAGGACCGGATACGAGCGACCAACAACCGGTACCAGTTCGGCCACACCGACACCTAGGATCATCTCGTCTGCCGCCAGCTGAGCAAGTTCGGTCGGCGGACAGAGCTCGTCGAATACGGAGCGGGTTGCCGTCTGTGCTGTGAGTGTCTCGATGATCTCTTGGTTGCCTCGCCACCTTTTGGGCAAGCTAACCAAGCCAGCGGTGCGGGTTTGCGTCAGACCGTTGATCAGACCGTCACGCCGCATCGCCCGATGGAGCTGCCCGGCGGTCCGCATGCGGCCGGCGTCACACTCGTGGACGACACGCTCTAGGTCTGAGAGGTACCAACGAGTCTGAGTCGAGACGAGCGGCTGGATCTGCCCGCCCATTTGCTCACGAACCCGCTCGACCATCTTGCTGTCCAGTTCGGGCAGCGATGCCTGGGATCGAGCTTGATACGCACTAATGCCCAGAAACGCTTTAGCGGCGTCAGTAAACCGGCTCGTGATAGATGCCACCCCCTAATGGAGTGCGATCCTTAGTTATCGTCGGAATGCGTCCATGCCGGCATACGGGTCAAACACTGGTGGGGCATATGGATCATAAGCCCGCTCAGGGACGTTGATCTCCACATACGGTGAGCCACCCGCATCGTCCTCTTGTCGGAGAGCGAGCGGTTCCCAAAGAGACATCACGAACGCATCGCCCACGTCAGGCGACCTTCCCAACAGCTTGCGCAGGTCCTTCTTACTGGTGACCTTTAGCTTGTTGCCGGCCGAATAAAATTCGGGCGCATGAAGGTCGTCCTCCAATTTGGGATGCATCGGGATCATGCCGCCGTCCCTCAGCCACTGGCGAGCGATAGACCACATTTCATCGCGGATACGGTCGAACGTCTCTCGCTGCCGGATCGCCTTATCGCTGGTTCGGAGGCGCACCAGCCTGAACTTGTTGGTGGCGTCCACGTACTCTCTGGCAGCCGCGTAAACCCTTGCGCCAGTCTCGCCCTCGCTTTCAAGAACCACTGCGGGCTCGGGACCGACTCTGCGGTACTTGGCGATCAACGATTCGATTTGGTCGATGTGCTGCTGCGGGGACAAGCCCGATCGGGCCACAAGTTCCAACACTCGATTCCCGATGCGAGCGCAGAATCCAGACTCGTCGCCCCCAAGGCCGTCGCCAGCGGGGTCGACCCCTATATAGAGGCGCCCTTTTGGCAGCGGCTGTTCCTTGGTCGCTTCCCAGGCCTTGTTGGATTCGCCAATCAAGGTGAGCGGGATGATCTTGGCTGCCTCAGCAACGGCGAACTTGCCAGCCACACGGATCAAGTATTGCGGACTGTCCTCACCCCATTCCCGTTTGCGTTGGTCGATCCACCCGGGCATTGCCAACCCTTTGATTGGCTTGTCCCCTAGTTGCTGCCATTCACCGGTACAGTTGGGGCTCTCCCATGAAGCAATATGAATGTTATGGTAGCCGGCGTCCTTAATGGCAGTTTTCGATTTTTTGTTGAACGCCCAGTAGAACTCTCCGTCAGCACGAGTTGGGTTGCTGATCAGAAACGTCGATGCACTGCCGCCAGCCCTGTTCCCTTCGATCGCTTCAAATATTTCGTCTTTGACGCCAGAGGCTTCGTCGACCAGGTAGAGGATGTGAGACCCTGAGGTTCCGGCGATGGCTTCGGGCTCACTCGCCGTGTAGCCCCTGATCTCCGAATACGTTTCTGGATTGGTCAGGCCGGAACGAGCAAGGACGTTGATCTCTTTGGCGCCTGGGATCGGAACTTTCGACTTGCGACAAAAGCGTTTGATCTCACGCCAGATCACACGATTCACCTGCCCGTCGGTGACAGCGGTGATCACCACACGGGCGTCGGGGAAACTGCAATAGAACCAGAGAGCGAGAACGGCGAGGCTGGTCGACTTGCCCAACTTGTGCCCGCTTACGACGGCTACCTTGTTGTGATGGATGATGCTTTCAACGATCTCTCGCTGTCGGCTCCAAAGATTGATCCCCAAGATGTCCCGGGCGAACCCGACCGGATCATTGGGGTATGCCCGAACCAGATCAGCATCCGTGGTGGGAGGTGCGATCCGGTCGGCCTCCGCCAACATGTGACGAGCCAACCGACTAGCGATCGTGTCGGAGTGGTTAGGCACGCTCGATCCTCCGGATCAGGCGCTCCTGCTCGTCGGGGGTCAGCCGTTCGTACGAGCGCTTCGCATCGAGCAGATCCTCGATGTCGTACGCTTCAGGTTCGGGGTCGTACCGAGCGAACTCTCGCTCATCACCATCGACGTCGGTGATGGCCTCGACCAGCACGACCGGATCTGGGCGTAGTGCCCGTTCAATTGCCGCTGGCGTGGGTGGCCTGGTACCTGCTGCCCACGACTCCAGGATCTCGCCAATCGAGGGGTCACGACCCAACACGTGTGCAAGCTGCTGTGCGTGCCGGCGGATCGTGATACGCTCGTAATACTGGCGATGCGGTAGCAGCCGCTTGCCTGAGGCGAGCGAGTAGCGTGCAAGCTCACTGATGATGCAAGTTCGGGCGTAGCTGCTGAACCGCCCCGTAATCTGGTTTGCCTCGTACGAATCGACGGCGAGCAGCAAGCCGACCACACCGGCCTGAAATAGATCTTGGTCGTGTGCAGCGGATGGGCCGTACTTGGCGACCACGAGGGTGTGGACGAGACCCAAATTGTTGAGCACTCGTCGGTCCCGACTGATTCGCCGGCCCCGCTTCAATCGCCCCTCGAATCGTCCAATGCCTTGGAGACCGCTCGCAGGGCATCAGGCCAAGGGCGAAGGGCAGCGAGAATCTTGGCTTCGATGATTCGCCAGTTCGGCGAATCTAGGATCTGACGGTTACTGACACTCAGACCAACCCCGGTCAGCTTGCCCAGCACCGCCAGCGTCTTGGCTGCGTTGGCCAGCAAGCTGGCTCGCTTGGATGCGTCGGTGGCGAGCGTCGGTAGCTCGTCCCGAAAGTCTTGGAGTTCGGCGAGCCAAAGATCGGCTTCGTTGATGACCGCCGCTGCTGTGGCCTTGGTTCGTTTCTTGGTCCGCTTCTTGGTTCGTTTTGGGGGTGGGGGGGTGCCGACCACCTGATCCCAAGCTTTGGGATCGGGGCCCCCAGCAGCGTGGATCTTGGCCCGCAGATCCGCCGAAGGGCGGACCAGCCCCGAACGCCATCGAGAGACCGATGCCGTGGTGGCGCCCAATAGGGCGGACCACTCAACACCGGATCTGGGATCCTTACTGAACTCTACGGAACCTTGCGATTTCACTCACAAGGGAAGAGTCAATAAGTGTCCTATTGATGTAATCGTGTAATTCGGCCCCAGCTTCGAGGCGTAAAGGCGGGACCCTGGGGCCTTAAACGTCCCAAATACTGTTCTAGGGGTCCAACCCCTAGGTTGGCTCAATCAGCGAACGGATTGGCCAACGCCTTGTTCTTCAGCTCGATCAGCAGGCTGATGGTCTTCTCGATTGGCTCGCCTTGGGGGACGATGTAGTCGAGCCTCTCTTCGTTCCAAAGGTTTTGGCAAATATGATATCGGCCGTCGTCTCGTACGCCGATTATTGGCGACTCGCTTAGCTCGTCTGAGAGAGCCTCCCGTACCGCTGCATCGAGGGCAACCAATGGGTCAGGCTTTCGTTTCTTGGTTTGGTTCTTTGGGGTCGGTTCGATCCTAGGCTTGGTCGGCTCGATCCTTGGGGTCGCTGGCTTCTTGGTGGTGGGCCGCTCGATCCTAGGGGTCGGCTCGTAACTAACCAAGATTGGTTCCCCGAATGCGGTCGCAAATTGTCGCAGGACATCGGCACCAACGGCACGTGCCTCTTTGGTCTCCAGGTTGCACACGGCCGACCCACAGACGCCGATGAGCTTGCCCAGCTCAGCTTGGCTCCAACCCTTTGCTCTACGCATCGCTCGTATGTGCTGCCGAATCTGGGTCGACGGCACCGGCACTCGCTGGTCGAGTGCTTGGCCAAGTTCCTTCTGGGTGGCCAGCAACGACTCTTGGAGCGATGCTGCGATCAGCTTGGCCTTGTGCAGATCCTTGGTTCGCTGCCAGGCGATCCAGATGGCTGATGCCAAGGCGAGCGCAAGGGTGATGACGCAACCGATCATCATCGTGCGTCCGCCTGGTCCGCAAGGACTGCTATGCCCTTGTTGGTCAGTTCAAAATCGCCACGGCACCCACAGTCACATCCATCTACGAGGCCGGCTCGGATAAGCTGAGCCATCTTCGCCAGCTGCAAGGCGGATGGTGTGTCGGGCGGCATCGCATCCTGCACGGTCGGCATGTGATGGCTTGTTCCGTACGTGGTCCACGCTGTCTGCTTCGCGAGGAAATCCAGAATTGGCCTGGTTGGAATGTCCTTGCACTGAAGACGTCCGTTTTTCAAGCGCCCTCCTGGTCGGCATCTCGCTCTATGTCGTCACCGACCTGAGGCTCAGGACCACTCGACACCAGGATCCCCGCCAGCTCACCTTGAACAGGCAATCGGTTGGACCTTTCGACCCCGGCGACGGTCCAGACTTGCCCGTCAGCTGGGCGAATCAACCGGGTACCCATCGACGGACACGGGCAGTCCAGCAAAGCCGTGAAGACCAGGCCTCGGTCCTTGATTCGAAAGGTGTCGAGGACGAGCATCAGTTCATCCCGCCTTGGGCGAGCTCGTCGCACACACATTGAACCGACTCCAAGATTAGCTGGGTTGGCTGCCCCAGCATGCTCGCTCGTGCGGTCGCTGCCGTGAGCAGGATCTGGCTGGCGATCAGCAGTGCGGCGTTCGCCTCGTGTTGGTCAGACTCAGCCTCAACCATGTCGAGCAAGGCGTTCGACATGCGTTCGACGAGCAGGAGGCGAGGGGAGCTCATGGTAGCAACGCCCCCGATGCGTCGTACAGATCGGCGATCGTGTAGTCGAGCAAAGGATCGATCACCCGTTTGTTTCCGAAGGTGTCTGATAGGACGCATTCAGACTGCAGGTCACCTGTCAGACAAAAGAGCTGCCGACGTGTTCGGTGCTTAAGTATCCATTGCTGGAGCGAGGTGGCTGCATACGAGTTCCAGGGGTCCGCCAGCTGGAGCCCTGCTCGCAAGTGTGGCTGCCCAAAAGCGGGGCTCTGCACCTCGCTGAGGGCGTCTGCTAGGTGGTTCACTGGGCCGCCTCGTCGCCGAACAGTTGCTCAACCTGCTGATTGATCTGGTTAGCGACCTTGCTAAAAGCCCTTTCGAGAGTGACTAGGTACTTGGGTTGTTCGTTGGGGTAGGGGTAGCAGCCGTTCACCGTCGCGACCAGTGCAGCCAGCTTTGTGGCGAGCGCCAGGTTGTCGTGGAGGTAATCTTCTGGGGTTTTTCTTGGGGGAGGAACCATGCCCTAGACGGGCAATAAGAGAATCCTCGATCAGTCCTGCTGGTAGAAACGAGCGTCCCCGAGTAAATGCCTCAAACCCAGAGACGCTCCACTGGGGGGCGGCTATCGATGGGTTATTGTGGGGGCGTGAGTCGGTCGATTTGGCGTTGGGTGATGCCGAGCGTGGTTCGCTTCATCACCAGAGGCGGTGCATCAGCGGATTAGCGATTCCGGTGTGTCGATTCTGAATTACCTACATTGGTTGCACGACATCATCCGATCATCTTTTACATTTCGATGACAATCAGCTGTTCGGCGTTTGGTACTGCGTGACTCACATGGCAATGCATATGTCAACATCAAAGCGCAGCGGTTCCAGCACCAAGCGGACGTCGGTGGGCGAATCTGAGGAACCCACTGAAATTACGGTCCAATTCGACCGTGGGCGAGTCGGTATTGCCGCCCGTGGCTTCGCGGCAAAGGCGATCGCCGTTGGTGCTGCCGTAGTGAGCGTCTTAGTAGCGCTCGCTCGACTGATCTGATGCTCGCGAACTCCCGGCATCCTGCATTCCGTCCAGCCGGTAACCGAGCAGGCCGAACCTACTTCATCTAGTTGGGGGGAGGTGACTGGGGTGTGGGCCGGATTTGGGGTTTGGGTCAGAGCTTCTTATAGATCGTCAAGGAACCGGATCGGAGCATCGTCGGGCGGACAACGGCCGGAATCGAGCACTGGTGGCGGAACGATTTGACGGAACGCGGCTTGGAGGGCTCGCTTGTAGAGGCCCCCAACTCAGATTTCTACCCGCACAAGAGGATCAAACGTCATGTTAGGCAGCGAAAGTTCACTGTCACTGCATTGGAAGGAACTCATGGTCGGAGCGAATGGGGCGCCCGCCTTGGTCCTGGCGGTCTGCGGTGGACTGGCGCTGGTGGTTTGGGCCATCAGACGAAGGGCTTGAGCGAGATCTCCGTGCAACCATTCGTAACTGCAAAGGAATATTTTGAACGGCGGAGCGGGGGACTTTTTAAGGACTGAAAGCGCAAATTTTTCTCGGAGCTGCCGTTAATTATCAGTGTGGACGAACAACCTACCAAGCGTACTGAACCCACTCCGGGGTTCCAGTGGAAACAGAAGCGATGGCTCGTGGCCGGTAGTGGCGTTGTCGTGGCTGTTGTGTCCGCTGTCTGCAACGGCAGCACGGAGGCGATCAGCATCCACGGCAGCGTCGGCGGGATCTTGGCGCTGGCGTTGGGCGCTGCGGCGGTCGTGGTGGTGATTCGGCGGGCGTGAGCGTTCGGCGACCCGGACATTCTATGTCCCGCCAGCCGTTGCGACCGAATCGTCGGCGTGTTGTCGTCGGTGGATGGACGATTTCGAGCTCTGTCTCGACACCATCGGTACTGTCGAGATCACGATTGCTGAACTCACCGGAGGGCCGTTCATTCCACCACCTCCAACAGCGGAGCGGCTGACACAGGTGGCCAAGCAGACTAGGGAGCTCTACGACAAGATGCTTCCGGCGCTTGCCCGCCTAGAAGCGAATCCCTCGACGATCCTGCCCGATCAACTACGGTTCTTCCAGGAAGGCCGTGTGCGGGTGCTGAAGATGATCGAGGACGTGGAAGCGAAGGCAAAGCGAGCCCACCCGAGTGCCCACGATGCGGACCCCCTGGAGGAGTTCGGGGAAGTCACCACGGGCTAGAGGCGGGGCTTAGTTCTCGTC